AGCTTGAAGTAGTCGGTGGTTGGAAGCTGAACGAGATCAGAAGTGGATGCGGTCGTGAATGCAGCCGGGACGGCCACCGACAGCGCACCCACGTAGATGATGCCGCCCAGCGCCTTGAAGATGTTGGCGGGGTTGTTCGTGGCGAGTTCCGCCTCGAAGGTGGTCGTGACCACGTTGGTGATCCTTTCGTTATGCCGGTTGCACCTGACGCCGAACGGCCACACGGTAGTGAGTCGTGATCCGTCGATCGTCAGGGTAGTCGTCTGGGATCTCCATGGGTGCAGACCACAATTCGGCCTCATCCACGAGCGTTTTAGGAGCACCGATCTCGGTCCCCGGGCAGGATTCGACCCGCCATTGCACGGACTGCGCCAGAGCTGATGCGGCTAGGTAATTGGGCGCATAGCACTGGACCTGGATGATGCCATTCAACGTGGACCCGTCAGGATCCTCACTGCCCCCGGCAGACACGATCACGATCACCTTGTCCGTGTCCGGCTGGAAGTTGCTCGGGATGGACGGGTGAGCCGTGGCACCACCGACACCGTCCAGCAGGTCCATCATCGTGATGACCAGATCCGGGTACACCAGGCCATGCCAGAAGTCCATCTCAGCCTGCCGGGTTGTGGTGGGTGTCGCCCATGGCGTTGAGCACCGCGCGAACCACTCCCATGTGGCTGGGGGTGTCCTTCGTGCCGAAGATGATCGACACGGCAGCCGGATCGTTGAACACGACGCTGAAGCTCATCCGGTCCCGCAGCGGCCCACCGGACCGAGGCCCGTTGTTCACCACCGAGGCTGAAGCTGCCAGACGTCCGGCGTGACGATCTCCGACCCCACCTCTGGGGGCCGACGCACGAGCCACCTGAAGTCCGAGGTTGGCTCTCATCTGGAGGCAGACCCGAAGGTCCCGATCGTAGTTCAGGTAGTTGTCGACGCCCCTGCGGTCTTCGGTGTACGTCATGTGATCCTCTCCAGACTGACCTGCATCCCGGGATGCCAGCCGGTAAAGGGATTCTGCCAGTCCTTCGCCCCACCGAGTACCTGATAGATGTTGGTACGCCGGATCGGATCATCGGGCGCCACGATGGCCACTCCGAGCGGATGGAGGAGCACCCGGTCGGTGGCCAGAATGTCCGACCCAGGCGGCAGCAACAGCTCCCGGTTGTCGGTCACATGGGTGTTGGTGGTGCCCTCCTCGGTGGTGGCCGTGGGGTATTCGATGCACCCCGGGATCTGATGGTGGTCGGCGTAGGTGTTGTCGTTGAACCGATTGGGTGTCGCACGCTGAATCGTGACGGTGACACCGAACGGCCAGGGCAGCATCAGTACCACCAGGGCGTGGCGCCAGCAGCCGCCCACCACGCCAGGATGCCCTCAGGGGTGCGCGGATACCCGGACCAGGCGTCCAGGCCGCCCAGCGAGCCCACAGGGCCGGGGATGGGCATTCCAGGAAGCGTCTTGAAGCGGGGTACGCCGGGCCGGACGGCCACAGACACCCCGAAGGTGCCGGGGATGGTCTCGCCAGGACCGAGCAGATCGGCCAGCACCTCGGGGTCGAAGGCGATGTGATCCTTGGCCACGCCACCGGCCTGGCTCATGTTGAAGGGTCCGGCCGTCTGCGACTGGGAGCCCACCGGGTTGTAGACCAGCCGGAGGACGGCGTCGATCACGACACCCTTGACCAGATCGGCCTCCAGGGCGCCGGAGGCGAGTCGGTTGTCCAGGCCGGGCACGAGCGCACGCAGGCGCACGGAGGCTTGATTCAGGTACTCGTTGACTCGGGCCTGCAAGGCGTCCGGAAGTGGGATGGGTGCGACCACCCCAACGTCGGCCCAGTCGGCGTAAACGACTCCCACTGAGGAATCCTCCTCACTCACAGATCAGGGACGGTGGAGGATCTAGCTCCACCGTCCCTGATTGTGACCCTTGTCGGTAGCGGTCAGTCCTGCGCAGCGTCGGCCTGACGGGCCTTCACGGACCGCTTGGCCTGAGCCGCCACCTCATCCACGGTGTGGGACTGGTCCTGAGTGGTGGCCAGTCCTGCCCGCTTGACGTTCCCCTCGGATGCCGACTCCAGCTCCCGGGCAGCCTGACGCAACGCCTGCGCCTCGGCCTCCGGGTCGGAGAGATTGCTGTCCGGCCCACCGTCCGCGAGTGAGTGGCCCTCGCGGAGACTCTGCTCCTGGGATACAGGTTCGTCGTCGTCGGCGCCCGCATCCCGGTAGCCCTCGTGGTCGGGCGGCCAGCCCAGGAGCTTGGCATCGGCAGCCGAGATCTTGCGACCCGGCCCCCACTTCTCCTGGACGCCCGTGTCCGGGTTGGTCACGTAGACCGTCGTGTTGAGTTCCTTGCGCTTGGCCATAGGTCAGCCCACCGTCGCAACCATGAGGAGGTTGGAGTTCTGGATGACCGGCATCCCGATCGCATCCACGAACGTGTACTGCCGGTAGGGCGGACCCTGCTTCTCCACCACACCGACGATGCCCGGCGCCTGCTCGAAGGTCATGTCCGACTCCGAGCTGTTGACCAGCTCCAGCGAAGTGGCGGACACACCCCAGCCGGTGTAGCCGAGCGTCTGGCCATCCGGAGGAACGAAGATGACCTTGTTGATCGGCAGCACCTTGGTGCTCGTCCCGTCCACGTCCACCGAGGAGTCGTAGACCCCCAGGATGGGCGGCAGCATGTGGCTGTCCAGAAGGGCATCCAGGCTGTTGCGGGTGAGCAGGATGTTCGCTCCGAGAAGCGAGCCGGTGGCCGTCCGCAGATCCGTGTTGTTGAGCAGGTTGTTCAGGATCGTGCGGTTGATCCACATGCCACCGGGCGGGAACCCGTTGAGATCGACGTACGCCTGAGTCCAGGTGGTCAGATCCTGCAACGGGTGGGCCGTAGACGGCGAAGTCCACAGCGGCGACGCAGTGACGAGGTTGCCACCGGGGATGACGAAGTCGGCCTCCATGATCAGGCCACCCTCGCCGTTCAGGGTGAACTTCCCGTCGACCAGCACGTCACCCCGAGCCTGCTCCATCCGTCGCTGGACATTGAGAGTCAGGGTGGTGGCATCGTCGTAGATGGCATCCACGAGCGCGTTGGTGTTGGTGCCCTGGGTGCGGGCGAACTCGATCTGGAGCCGCTCGTACTCACCCATCGCCAGGGTGTCCGACAGCGGCGGGAGCGCCACGGTCGTGGTCTGGAACACGTCACGCTTGGCGACGTGCAGCGGACCGTCGAAGGTACGGAACCGGGCCGTGCGGCCGGTCCGGGTCAGCATCCCGATATCCACCCGGTTGGACCGGATGAAGCGGTCGGGGAGGATCCGGTTCAGCACGAGGTTCTGCTGGACGGGAACCATGCGGACGAAGGTGGTCAGGTCGTCCGGCAGGACGGGGCCTTCGTAGACGATAGCCATGTCAGATCACCCTCACGCAGCCCAGTAGATGAGCGGCAGGTTGGCCTGACAATCCGCGTCGATGTAGCCACCGAGCGCGGCGTTGCCGACCGTGTAGGGCAGCGCCCCGACAGACACGACACCGTGAACGAGCTGGGCGACGCCCATCTTGGTCCGAGCCGCACCACCGATGAGGTGGGTGACCGGAACTGACGCACGGAGGAGGCCGGTGGCCGTGGTGCGACCGTCAGAAGCGGCATCCAAATAGGGGCCGTAGAGCCCAGTTGCGGTGATCTTGCCCAGGACACACCCCGACTTGATGAAGCCGTTGGGGTAGTGCTGGGCCGAGCTGAACGCAGTCAGATCGAGAGTGCCGGGCTGGACGAATCCACCTTCCGGTGGCGTCAAGTCCCACGACAGATCCTCGAACTGATACGCCTGGACAAACGGAACGAAGTCCGTCATCTCAGTCGACCTTTCAAGGTATTTCGTGGTGCTCCGGGGCGCACAGAGCGAAGTCAGCCCGTCTTCTGGAGATTGAAGCGCTTGGTCGCCTCGGCGGCACCGGCCTCACCCTTCTGGGTTTGACCGCCTCCCTGCCGCTGACCCTGACCGAAGTCACGGCCACCCTTGTTGGTGGAGCCTCCACCGTGGACTGCCTGAACCTTCTTGGAGATCTTCTCCCAGTCGGGCTCACCGTCGTCGGTGGCGTACTTCACCAGATCCAGATCCTCCAGCATGGCTTCACGCTGGGTGTCGGACAGCAGCCCCTTCGCCTCGGCACGGAACGCCGCCTTGACCGAGGACGGGACCGACTTGCTCATGGCCTCGTTGAAACCCTCGGCACGAGCCTTCGCCACGGCCTGATCGTGTTCGCTCTCAGACGTGGCGAGAAGTTCATCAAGCTGGACCTTGGCAGCCTTCAGGC